CGCAGCCGCAGCACGCATCACGCGCATTTCTCCAGAACTGGAAAAGCTCAAGAAGCAGGCCGATGACGTGCGCGATTCAATCTCGATGATTGGCGCAACGGACTCGGTGAAATTCGCAGCAATCGGAGACGAAATCGCGAAGATCAATCGAGAGATAGAGCAAAGCGACAAGTCGGTTGACGCCGAGAAAAACGCAGAGCGCGGCGTAAGGATTGCCGAGCTGCAAAAGTCGAAGGCTGAAATGGCTTACGCCGCTTTTAAGTCAATGGACGAGGCTAAGATTGCAGTCACAAAAACGGATGCGGATTATGCGATGTCGCTACTTTCTGAAACCGAGCTACAGACAAAGAACAACGCCGCAATCGAACAAAAGGAACAAGCATTGCAAAGCCTGAAAGAGGCGATGGGTGAAGCATTCACCTCGATAGACAAAACCAACGTGAGCCCGCGTGAAATTCAGATGATGGATGAAATGAAAAAGAAGCTTGGGGAATACAACGAACTCCTCGGCAAGCGTAAGGTTCTGGAAACCGATCTCCAAATCATCGCACGCAACGCGGGCAGCATGATCGCAAGCGGCTTCGAGGACGCAATTTTCAGCGGGCAAAAGCTCGGCGAGGTCATCCGGTCGCTCGGCATGGATTTGATGCGGATGATGTTTCAGCAGACCGTGACCGCTCCGCTGGCGGCGGGCATCAGCGGTGCAATCTTTAAGGGCTTCGGCGCTCGCGCAATGGGCGGTCCTGTCAACGCCGGTTCCCCCTACGTCGTCGGCGAAAAAGGACCCGAGCTATTCGTGCCCAGCTCCTCGGGCAGCATCGTGCCGAACGGCGCAATGGGCAGCAGCGGCGGATCTGCGGGCGGCGTCACGGTCAATTACAACATCGCGGCAGGCGTCTCGCGCGCCGAGCTGGTGCCAATCCTTGAACAAGAGCGGCGGCGGCTGAAGGCTGAGATTCCCGACATGGTGCGCCGCGGGGGCTCGTATCGCAGTGCGTTTGCTTGAGTTCCTAGACGCTTATGGCCATCACCTATCCTCTCACCCCTCCCGCCGCCATTCGCATAGCGTCCTTGCGTTTCTCGGCCATCAGCGCGGTCGCCCGCAACATCTCGCCGTTCACGTTTTCGAGCCAGAGCTACAACTGGACCGGCACGATGCTCAGCGGCGATGTCGAGTGTCCTCCGATGAACCGCGCCGACGCCGAAGAACTCATTGGCTTTCTGATCATGGCTGCGCGCGGCACGTTCTACTTCCGTGACTACGCGAACGGCACGCAGCGCGGGACGATGACCGGAAGCCCGCAGCTCAACGGGGCGCACGTTGCAAACACGACGACGCTCACGGTCGATACCGGCTCTGGCTCGTGGGCCGTCGGCGATTACATCCAGCTCGGGACCGGTAGCAGCTCGAAGCTACACAAAATCACGAAGGTCAATTCGGCGACCTCTTACGAAATCTTCCCGCTCCTGCGCACCAACTATCCTGACGACACCACGATCGTTTACAGCAACGCCGTGGGCGTCTTCCGCCTCGGGACCACGACGTGCGACTGGTCAATCGACACGGCAAAAAAGTATGGGCTGAACTTCTCGATCTTCGAGGCGATCAACACATGAGCCGCACAATTCCCGCTCCTCTCCTCGCCTCGACGACGGCGGCGCAACTCAACCCGTTCTTCGCTACGTCGCTGGATTTCGATGACGGCTCGGTGCGCTACTGGACCGGCTACGGAACAATCACAATCGGCGCCGTGACCTATGCGGGCATCGGTGCGTTCTCCGCGATCTCGACCATCGAAGAAACTGAAGACCTGTCGGCGCGCGGGCTGAAGATCGACCTGACCGGAGTGCCCAACGATCTCGTCGCGGCGGCTCTCGATGAAGATTACCAAGGGCGCACGGCGGCGGTGCGCTTCGGCACGCTCAACGCGGACACGGGCGCGGTCATCGACTCAATCACGGTCTTCAGCGGGCGCATGGACACGATGGTGATTTCCAACGACGGGAAATCAGCAACCATCGGCATCCAAATCGAAAGCAAGCTAGTCGATTTCCAGCGCACGCGTGAAAGCCGCTACACGCACGAGGAGCAGCTGCGCAGATACCCAGCGGACACGGGGCTCGAATACGTCGCAGGATTGCAGGACAAGGTGATTTACTGGGGCAACGCTAACGCGACCGCGTTCCGCACGGGCGGAAGAGATGAACCCTTAAACGAAGAACCATAATGTTTGAAGCGTTCGTATTGTTCGCAAAATTCGTCGGAACTCTCCTGCTGGAAGCTGGAGTTTCGACCGCAATTGTAAATGTAGTTGTCGCAGCGATACCCTACATCGTCACCATTGGGCTGAGCATGGCCGCATCGCGCCTCCTCGCGCCGAAGATGCCGTCAATGGCCGATTTGAACGATCGTGGAATCATGACGCGCAGCCCGACGTCGCCGCGACAAATAATTTACGGGCAAGCGAAGGTGTCCGGCACCGTTGTCTTTCTTGCGACGAGTGGAGCCAAGAACGAGTATCTGCACATCGTCGTGACTTTGGCCGGCCACGAGGTCGAGGAAATCGGCAGCGTGTATTTTAACGAGGACGAGGTTTTAACCGGCAGCGGCGACGGCTACGCGACAGGGAAATACGCAGCGGCGGGAAGTTACACCGGCTCGCTCATCCACAAGCATCTCGGCTCGACGACGCAGACGGTGGATACCACACTGCAATCTGATTTTCCGGTGGACTGGGATTCAAACCATCGGCTGCAAGGCATCGCCTACATTTACTGCAAGCTGACTTTCTCCAACGAAATCTTCGTTGGCGGCATCCCGAATATTTCGTGCATCGTCAAGGGCAAGAAGGTCGAAGACCCGCGCGAAACAATCACCACTCCGCCGACCCTCGTTTATTCCGCAAACCCCGCGCTCTGCCTTCGTGACTACCTGCTCGACGCAGATCTCGGCATGGGCATGGACAGGAGCGAGATTGACGACGCCTCGGTCATCGTGGCTGCGAATGTCTGCGACGGGCAAGTCCAGATCAAGCCGAGCAGTCCCGCCACCTACGAGAACCGCTACGAGTGCAACGGGCAGGCCGTCACGTCCTCGACGCCTGACTCGATCATCGGGCAAATCCTCTCCTCGATGGGCGGCACGATCGCTTACAGCGGGGGACAGGTCGTGGTTTACGCGGCAGCGTATCGCTCGCCAACGGTCACGCTGGACGAGAGCAACATGGCTGGTGGCTTCACGGTCTCGACTCGCCTGAGCGCGCGCGACCGCGTGAACGCAGTCAAGGGCACGTTTATCTCCTCCGAGAATCAGTGGGCGGCGGCGGACTTCCCGCAGATCACGAGCGCGACCTTCTTGGCGGCGGACGACGGCGTTTATCACTGGCGCGACGTCATCCTGCCGTTCACGACAAGCAGCAGCGCGGCGCAGCGCATCGCGCGCATCAACCTGCGGCAAGCACGCGAGGAAATTGTCTTCACCGCAAAGTTCAATTTGACTGCGATGCAGCTCCGCGCGGGCGACACGGTGAACCTCACCAACGCAAACCTCGGATTCTCGTCGAAGGTGTTCGAGGTCATCGCGTGGTCGCTATCGAGTGACGGCACGCCGCCGACTCCGGTAATTGAATTGCAACTACGCGAGACGGCGTCCACCGTTTACGACTGGAACGTGACGGACGAGGTCGCGGTCGAGAGCGCGCCGAACACGACGCTGCCAAATCCGTTCTCCATCGACCCGCCGACCAATCTCACGCTGACCGCAGACGGGACGACGCAGTTCATCCAAGCCGACGGAACGGTGGTGCCGCGCATCAAAGTGGCGTGGAGCGCGCCGACCGAGCAGTTCGTGACGAGCGGGGGCAAGACCGTAATCGAATACAAGGAGGGGACGGCGACGACATATCTGGTGTGGTCAACGGTGGACGGCGACCAGACGCTGGACTTCATTTCCAGCGACGTGCGAATCGGGACGAGCTACAACGTGCGGCTTTACGCGCAGAGTTTTTTCAACACGTCATCGACCTACACGGAGGTATCCACGACCACGCCGGTCAAAGACACCACCGCCCCAACCATCCCCACCGGTCTCACCGCCACAGTCGGCACGGGCCGCGCCGTCTCCCTCGACTGGAACGACAACACCGAGCCCGACTTCTCGGAGTATGGCATTTACCGGCTCACATCTCCCGTCACCGCTTCCGCTCTGAAAATCGCCGAGGTTCGCGCATCGCGCTTCGTGGATACGGACGTGGACATCGGGACGACGTATTACTACTGGCTTAACGCTTACGACACCGTGGAGAACGTGTCGGGCTTTACCAACTACGTCCAAGCGACGCCATCGGTCATCACTGCTGGGCCTATCGACCCGACGCCGCCAGCCCAGCCCGCAGCGCCGACGCTCATCAGCACGACGGTTTATCTTTCGAGCGACGGCGGTTCATTTGCGCGCGTCTCGCTGACCGCTCCGCCGCTGCCCTCGGGCGCGGTCGCTCTCGATGTGCTCTACCGTCGCACGGGTGCGAGCGATTACATCGTCGGAAATCAAATCGCGTCCGCAGTTTCGTATGCGGTTTCAATTGACGATCTCTCGGTTGGCGTGGCCTACGAGTTCGCCGCGCGCGGCATTTCGTTCTCGGGGGCGATCTCGTCGATCTCAACCACGCTGAGTCAGACCGCGCCGAGCAACACTACCCCGCCAAATCCCCCGACCGGATTAACCTACATCGCTGGAAACAGCGCAGATTTCAAACGACCTCCTGAGACAATCGCTGGAACCGTTGCTTACTCCGTGCGCGTGAACT